TTTGCAGTGGGCACCAGTTCATCCGTCGCGCTCATGCAATCCTCCACACTCTGATCCCGTCGTTTTCTTTGCGGCACACGAATTTGCGCTCTAGTTTCTTACCGCGTGTACGGTTGTAATTGCATAGCACATTCATATTGCCGCCAGGCACATGAAAACTCTCCCCTACCTGCAATTGCTCATACGGGTAGTTGTGCTTCACCTTCTCCGCAGGTATCGGTACCGCCTTCGTAATCTCGTACATCCATTTCTCCTTTCAGTCCCTTGGGGGCAATTGACACAGCCAATAAAAAAACAATAACGCAAACACTATCAACCACGCTAAACCTCCTGATAGTGCTAAGAATATAAGAAACACATTCAACACATCGTCCATATAAACCTCATCAGTGAATCTATGCGCACTATAACATATACAAACCGTTGCGCAATGTGTGCGTTGTTTGGGAAAGACGATTTTTCCTTGGGGCGGGGAGCGAAATGGGGCGCGCAAATGCCGAGTGCGAAACCCATTCGTGGTCACACTCGCGCCGGTGCCCGTCCTGCCCTGGCACATACCCGGCGATCATTGCGCCCTGGTGCCCTACCTGGTGCCTATAGGTGCCATACCCTACCCATGCCATACCCCATGCCTGGGAGCGTATAGGGGGCACCCTGGTGATTGTCTATAGATCGCCACATGCCATACCCCAGGAACCCCCAATAGTTTTTATAGATCGACGGGGGCGCGAGAATAGGCAATCTATATCCATTCGCCCCCATGCGTCCTATAGTCTATACCTATAGATACCCATATCCCTATAGATAAATATCATAGTCTATATATATATATGGGGCTTGTTTTAACGTCTTAACGTCCCTATACTGTGAATGTCATATATAAATATATGGCACATCCTAAACACTGAAAGGGGCTTAACATGTTAGACATTGCACAAACAATTACCGATCGAATCATCAGCGAACTAGAGAAAGGCGCGACGCCCTGGGTTAAACCCTGGCGTACTCTGAAACAAGCGCCAGGTGCCGGGATGCCATATAACCCGGCAAGCGGCACGATCTATCGCGGCATTAACCATTTTTGGCTAGGGATGCAACCCTGCGCGATGCCTTGGTTTGTCACATTCAAGCAAGCGCAAGCCCTGGGCGGCAATGTGAAACCAGGCGAAAAGGGCACGCCAGTGGTTTACTGGAACGTACACAAAAAAGAGACTACCGGCGAAAACGGCGAGAGCGTGACAAGCGCCTATGCGTTTATCAAGCATTACTGGGTTTTTAACGTGGAGCAATGCGAGGGCTTAACACTCCCCCCATTGCCTGAGACGCCAGCGCCAGCATTTGACACAAGCGCCGACGTCCTGGCGATTGTGGAGCGCCTGGGCTTATCCGGGGGCTTAACACATGCCGGGGACCAGGCATTTTATCGCCCTAGCACTGATGCCATTGTGATGCCGCCGCCTGCCGCTTTCCCGGATGCCGCGAATTATCACGCCACTTTATTGCATGAGAGCGTACACGCGACAGGGCACGAAAAGCGCCTAAAGCGCTTAACGCCTGCCCGGTTTGGATCAGAGGGCTACGCTTACGAGGAATTGTGCGCGGAATTGGGTGCCGCCATGCTATGCGCTCACCTGGGAATTGACGGGGACCTGCGGCACGCCGGTTATATTCAATCCTGGTTAAAAGCGCTCCGCAATGATAAAAAATTCATTCTAAGCGCCAGCGCCCAGGCACAAAAAGCGCTTGATTACCTGGTGCCTGCCGCCAGGGAAGAGAGCGAGGGCGAGAAGATCGCCGCCTAGTGCCTGACCTGGTGCCCCTGGCGATCCGGGGGCACTGGGGCACGCATTGGGTGCCATTCTTAACGAAAGGGTAAAACATGAGACAGCGTAAAACGTTTGATGATCGAATGAATGAGGGCGGCGCTTTTTTCTACCTGGTGGCGATCCTGGGAGCGTTCGGGCTTTACGCCCTGGTTTGGCTAGTAATGATCCTGGGAACGATCGCCGGATTCTAGAAACAATCCCGGCACATTAAAAAGGGCGCTCCGGCGCTCTTTTTTTATTGCCCCTAGCCTACCCCCTGGGCGCTCTTTTTTAACGCCCTGGGCGCGATCCTGGCAAGCCCTGGGGCACATCCTGGGCGCTTGCCTGGTGCCTGCCTGCCGGTTTTCCAATATATTGCGAGTCGTTTATTAAATTCATAAGTTAGTAATTGCTCCAATGTATTAAAGCATGGCAAGAAAAAAATAATAGGTTTGGCAATCAGTGCTGGCGTGACATGGCGAGATTTTGCGAATCGGTTTGACTTTTCCACAGGCACTATAGATCAATGTAACTATTAGGATTTAAGAGATACATAGGCTATAGGTTACCATCTAGATATAGACCAACTATAGGCTATATGAAACCCTATAGATATATTTATATAGGTAGGACCCAAGACCTGATCACTTACCCCAGGTTATCCCATAGTTATCCACATAGTTATCCACAGCAGTTAGTACCAGTGTACTAGCACTAAATGCTATGAATAGTTTGTTTTCGATTAAAAAAAATAATTGCATGATGTGTTGACATTGTGTTTGTTAGTCTGTTAACGTATGAGCGTGTCAGTAGTGACACAAACAATCCGGTCCTAACTATGAGGGGAACAACATGAATGCAATACTGAAGCAAGAATGTGGATTCGATGCGATCCACTATGCCGACAGCATTTTCAATATGCTATGCGGAATCAATGCAGCCAACGCTGCCAAACTTCAATCTGAACCCGATCTAACTGAGTACTACCGCAACGTAGATGCCCTGCGCCAAAAGGAAACTGAATTGCGCGAGGCATTGGTCGAGGCGCGTCGTAGTGTCGATGCACTGGCAGACAGCGTAGAGCGCTTGAAAGAGCGCCGCTTGAGCCTGGGGATGGACTACGAATGATAGGTGCAGAAGTGTTTTGGAGTGCGTTGTATGTGGTGTTTGTGGTGTGGCTATGCTACAAACTTGATCGTTAATTTATTAGGGGCTGAACATGAGTGATTTTTCACCTGAAGTGCGTAATGCCGGGCTTTGGTCAAACGATGCCAGGCGTTTTGTAGAAGGAAGAGGCGGCGAGGTTTACGCTGAGAAGATTGGCGCAAAACCATTGGATGATCTATCCAACGTCGAAGTAGTGCAGATGGGTCTTGTCATGCAAGAACCAATCATGCGGGAGTATGCAAGGCGTAATCAAATCCAATTCAAGGACGCTGATTACATGCTGTCTCACCCGCAGCATACGTTTATGAAGTCACATTTTGATTACATAAGCGAGGATGGGAAGGTGTTGTACGAGGTCAAGAACCTGGGCATTCACCAACGCAAGAAGTACGGTGACAACGGCAGCATGGACGTGGACATTGGCTACCGCGTGCAGTGCTTGCATGAGGCTACTGTTCACCAAATCGAACGCGTCGTCTTAGTGGTGTGTTTTGGTGGGCAAGAGATCGTAGGCTATCCGCTGGACTTCAGCGCCCAAATCAAAGACATTCACATAAAAGAAATGGCAGAGTTTTGGGGGCGCATTCAAGCCAGGTCGTTTGATCCCGAAACAATGGGCGACGCAGCCAAACTGGTTTACCGCCAGGACAACGGCACCAATCTGATCGCCACACAAAACCTAGAGCGTGCCTGTGAAGGGCTGAAGTTAGTCAAGGAGCAGATCAAAGCCCTTGAAGAGCAAGAGAGCCAACTACAGAGCGCGATCCAAGGCTACATGATGGAAGCCAGCCAACTTGTCTCAGTCGATGGGCAAGTACTGGCAACCTGGAAAGCCAGCAAGTCTCGCAAGGCATTCTCAGCCGATCTATTCAAAAATTCCATGCCTGAAATCTACGAGAAGTTTGTCGTAGAGCAACCAGGTTCACGTCGTTTTCTTTTGAAGTGAGGCTACTATGAATGTCGTCAATATCAATGGCGGGGCTAATGCTGCCGCCGTTTTGGACCCAAAGATTCAGGATTCAATTGTCCTGCGCGGCGATCTATCGGGCTTAAATGAAACACAAAAGCGAGACTACTACTTGTATCGCTGCCGCCAGGTGGGGCTTGATCCAGCAGCCAAGCCCTTTGATCTGTTAACTCTGAATGGAAAGCAAATACTTTATGCCAACGCAGGAGCCACACAACAACTCTGTTCAATTCATAAACTTTCAACTCAGATTACGCATCGGGAACGAGTGGATGGAATTTACATTGTCTCCGTCAGATGTACCGGTGCTGATGGCAGAGTTTCGGAAAATCAAGGGGCTGTTGACGTCTCAAGCCTTCAGGGAGAACGACTTGCTAATGCAATCCTTAAAGCGACTACAAAAGCGATTCGGCGTTCCGTACTCGCCCACGTCGGACTCGGAATGCTTGACGAAACCGAAGTCGAGACTATCCCGGAAGCACGCCGTGAAAGCATTGTTGTTACACAAGACCCCGCGCCCATAGCAGTAGAGGAAATCCCCCAGGATCAAGTGTACGAAGTGCCGGAAGAAGGCATTGTCTTCATGGTCCCGGGAGTCAATGAAGCCTACGACAAACTGCCAAACAATGACGAATGGGTGGCAGCCTATCTCACCATGATTGAGCGCATTGCAACAAGCAAGAAGTTCAATATGGATGAGAAGAAGGAAAAGGTCGCAGCGCTACGCGAGGTTAACTCTTTCATCATTGAAATGATCGGTGCTGAAAAGCCACTGTTAAAGGAAATGATGGAGAGTGCAGAGCGCAAAGCAATTGCCACGATCGAAACCACGCCGGTGCCAAAGCAATGACGGACCAGGCGGAGTTATTTGAATCGGAAGGCAACTTCCTGGCACGGATGCGCCATAACTGGAGCAAGGCAATAGAAGGCGAGGGAGCGTACTGCCCTTGCTGCGGCAAGTGGGGCAAGGTTTACAAGATCAAACTGAGCCAACACCTTGCGCTATGCCTGCGCTGGATCATTACTCACCTGGATTCTGAAGGGTGGGTGGATGTGCAAAACAAAGCGCCCAGGTGGATGCTAAAGAGCAAGACCTATCCACTGCTTGAGCATTGGGGCTTGATCGAAAGCAAGGCTACGCGCTCCGGCATTTGGACTGCAACCGTCAAGGGACACAACTTTGTCAGTGAGGCAACCACATTACCTGCTGCCGTTTATATCTACGACAACAAGGTATGGGGCTTTGAGGCAGAGGAAATCTCTTTCCGGGGATGCTTTGGCAAACATTTTGATTTTGACGAAATGATGAGCGCTCAATTCAACTGGGCGAACCTATCTACTGAAAGGACTAAGAAATGACAGATCGTGAACGCATGAGAGGTACTGGGGTACTGCTATCGAACCGGTACAAAAAGGGATCAGGACCGGACTGGAAGGGCGAGATCAAACTAGAACGGGACTACAGAGCAGGCGACACAGTTAAACTGGCAGCCTGGACGAAAGAGACTTCGGTCGGTGCTTTGATAAGCCTGAAGGAAGACAACTGGCAGCCTGAGAACGCGGCAGACACCAATCAGCCGCCGAGAGCCAACCGAAATCCTTTCCCATCCCGTCGCGTGGACTCAGACGACGACATTCCATTTTAAGGAGAAGAGCATGAAGAAACTTGTACTCGCACTTGCTGGATTGTTTGTTGCGTCAGCAGCATACGCAGCCTGTACGACGCACAGTTACTACGTCAATGGTCGCTACGTCACTTGTACGACGTGCTGCTATGGCGGTAACTGCAACACGTCCTGCTACTAATGGCAAAGATCAGCAGACAGCGCGGGGCTACCTACGAGCGTGAGGTAGCCAATGAGATATTTGACATGCTTGGCATCAAGATCAAGCGCAACCTGAAGCAATACCAGGAGCGTGAAGAGGGCGACTTGCTGCTTGGAAACTATCTTATTGAATGCAAACGCCGGAGAAAGATTGCTGTGTACGAATTCATGGAGCAGGCAGACCAGGCGTGTGAGGCTGGTCAAACACCTGTGGTGATCATGCGTGCAGATGGCAAAAAGTCCCTGGCTGTGATGCACCTGCCTGATCTGCTGAAACTGCTAGGCAATGAGTTAACCCCCCGTCAGTCGCAGGATGAGTCTTCTGCAACGGAAGACAGTTAGGACCGCTGCGGGGCACAGTGGCACTGCGGCATGCCCCACCAATTCAACAATGGAGAAAACATGGCAAAGATTTTTGTAGCAACACCAATGTACGGCGGCATGTGTACTGGTACTTATGTGCAATCACTACTGGGGCTAGTTAACTTATTCTCTTCCCTGGGGCACCAAGTAGCATGTGCCTTCATGTTCAACGAATCCCTGATCACAAGGGCACGCAACAACATGGCGCACCAATTCTTGCAAGGCGATCACGATTACATGTTTTGGATCGACGCAGACATTCGGTTCAGAGCCGAGGATGCAGCAAGAATGTTGCAGGCAGACAAGGACATTATCGGCGGAATCTATCCAAAGAAAGAGATCAACTGGGACATGGTTCGCAAGGCTGCCGTTGAAGGCAAGACCAACCTGCAAAACTACACTGGATCGTTTGTCGTTAACACTGTCAATTTTGAGAACAACATAACCGTGCCAGTCGATCAGCCATGCGAAGTATTTGCCATTGGTACTGGCTTTATGCTGATCAAGCGCCAAGTCTTTGAAAAGATGAAAGAGTGGACGCCACAGTACCGTAACGACATGAATGCTTACAAGCCTGGGGAATTGATCCACGCATTTTTTATGGACCCAATTTGCCCGGACACGCAGCGCTTTTTATCGGAAGACTATTACTTTTGCAACGAGTGGCGTAGGCACGGCGGCAAGATTTATGCAGCACCCTGGTGCCAGTTAGGTCACATGGGCAGTTATACCTTTGAGGGATTACTACCACCGGAAGAGGCACCACCTGCGCCAAAGACAACCAAGGCTAAAAAGGTGAGCAAGAAATGATCGAAGACGACTCTCAGCAAGCCTACGAATCTGATCGTGAGCGCGAGTGGACCGCAGACATGCTCAACACGCCCTGGGCGATTATGGTTAACGGCAAGGATATGTTCATCATCGACGCTGCTGGTATGAAAGTGGCAGAGATACTTAGCCCAACCAATCAGCAAGCGTTACTCGCTGCCAGCAAGATCATTGACCTGGTGAACGACCGATACTAAAAAAGACCCCGGCACGGAGCCGGGGCGTAACGTGGGGTAAGCAAAGCGCTTGAAGGAGAATCCCCACTGGCAACCGCATGTACTACCGCTTGGCAGTACGCGCAGATCGTTTGAAAGCCTGCGCAGTAGGCGCACCCTTGCTGCCTGGCTTTCTCATTCTTTCGCCGCTACCAGCCTTGATCCTGGCACGCTTGGCTGCGATATTGGCATAAAGTCCTGGTTTCATCGACACCCCCATCTTCTCATAGACGCCCTAGCGCGAGTTGCAGGACCTTTGGCTTTCCTCACAACGCCACCCATCCGGGCACAAAACGAACGTTTCCTGCCTGCATCCCGCTTTGTTTTGGGATTTGGCGCAGGAGCCTTTAGATTGCTGCCTGTCTCACGATTGTACTTGGCACGACCTTTGGCAGTAAGACCGGCACCCTGCTTGGCAGACAACTTCTCGCCGCGCCCAATCGAAAGAGAGACACCCTTTTTCTTTGCCATTAGTAACTCCACACCGTAGGACGATTCGGACCGGCAACCAGGTCCAAGTGCAAGAATCTGCCAGTCCCCTTTTGTTGAACACCAATCCCCTTGAATCCAGCCTCAATCGCCATGCCAAGAAGTTTATGGGCGTCAGCGCCTTCAACTCCTATGTCGCATGCCAATCCGCTTGAGTGTGGTCCAGGCGCAGGTTTCTTGGCTTCAATGGGGTGCTGTGGACAACGGTAGCCGGACGTGACACGCATTGGCTTACCGTATTTGGAGCGCAGCGCTTGCAACTTGTCTAGCAACTCAGGCTTGATCTCATTATCACCGCAATGGCTGCACTTAAATTCGTCAGCCTTGAAGTTTGGATAGCGCGACCAGTCCATTATTTTTTCAAAGACTTGTTGGCGTAGAACAAAGTCCGATCACCAAAAAGGTAAAAACCTATGGCGGCGGCGAAGTTATCAATAGCGTCGGATGGATTTCCCGATACCTTACTCCATGCCCAGGTCAGCAAGACCAGCGCGGCAACGGTAGGACGCATGAGCCGGACCACCGCCTCAACCCAGGGATAGGATTGATTAGTGCCACCAGCATTGTTCATCGCCTCAAACATGCGCAGATCAACGTCGCGCATCTGAACGTACTGTTCAATCGTGGCAGGTTTGAATTCGGCTGGGGCAAGGAATTTATTGATTAAAGCCTTGCCTGCATCAACCGCAAGTGGACCAAATATGGCTAGGACACTTAACGGATCAAACATAATTACCTCACTTGCTGTGCAGTAATAATTACGGACGGTATTGCCGGTACTGGAGAAGCAGCATTTATATGCTCTAACTTGATGTTGGCGTTATCTGTCTTCCAATAGATTTCTATGTAATCGCCTGCTGCAAGGCTAACGATAAAGTTCCAGGCTGCTACAACGTATGGCGCATTGGACGGTACTACCAACTTGGTTGCCGAATCTGCTATGGCTGTGCCATTTAAGGCAAACCAAATATCTAAGGTTTGACCTGATCCACCACCACCAGTGTTGTGATACTGGGCTGAGAATTGAATGTTGTATGTCCCTGCATTAGCAAACGTAATCTCCGTCTTTTTGCCGGAACCATCTAAACCCATGCTAACGCCATCTGCGTCGGCAGTGGTTTCGGCAGCCATTGCAATCGGTGTATTGGCTGCTACTGACTGATCAACGCTACTATAAAAGGAACCGTAGTAGCCGGTGAATCCGCCACTAATGTTGACTGTCAATCCACCAGCAGTACGCAGTGCCATTACAGACCATCCCCAGGTGTGATGTTAACTACAGCAGTTCCACTCGTTGTTGCCCCAGTAAAGTACTGATTAGCATTCAAGGTGAAAACCTCGACCGAATTTGGCATCAAACTTAGTGTTGACCCAACAACAGACACGTTCGCCATTGTTGTTGCCGCGTTTGCGTTTGGACCAAAACCAAGATATACGGCAACGTTTCCAAGGTTATGAACCCTGAACTGAGTGCCACCGATGGTCGTAGAGGAAGCCTGGACAGGTGTAGGGGGAGTAACGGCAGCGGTAAACGTTACCGTGTCCCCCATCGGGGTAAATGCCATGATTCCCATTAGACGATCCTCTTTTTGCCAGCATTTCCAGGCTTGCTAGTGGGGGACTTCTTTTGATCAGGCGAACCTGAGAAGCACTGCATAGCCATGAAACCGCCGATAGGGTTTGTACGAGTAGGCTTGCCACGACCATAAGTATCGGAAATGCTTGCCGGACGCATTGCATCGCCAGCAGATTTACCAGCATACTCATTCTCTTCAGATTTCATGTAAGCCGTAATACTTGTTTTACTGATCTTCATCATTTCGATTTTTCCTTTCCCAACTAATGCACGGTAAATAAATACACACGGCAAAAAATCCAGCCGTTCCCATCCTCTCCCAAGTAGGTTCCCACATCGCCCAACAAGCGAGCAGGAAACTCATACCCATAGCCAGGATGGTCAATAACCGCATAGAGAGAACCTCCATCGCCACCCGTACTATTTTCAACGCAGCCCCGTCCATCATTACTCTTCTCCTTCTTCAGTGAAAAATCCTTTGCCCCACTCATCGTCGCTGATTTTTTGTTTGATCTGTTCAAGTTTTAGTGCCCTATCAAGTACCTTGGTCTTATCAGTCAACGAAGCAGTAGAGTCTTGCATTACCTCTTTGAGCAATTTATTGATTGCCTCTTCAAGTTCAGGGTTTACGCCCTTGCTCTTCTTGCTCATCTCTCCATCTTTCTATTGTCACGCTTCTCGCGCTTCATACGCCGATCACCCAATAGCATCGACGTTCCCTTTGCAGCCTCACGCGCCTTGCGCATGTCAGTGAGTTTCTTCATTTCTTCCGTGTCACCTGGCTGGCTTTTACGGTAGTCATTACCGTTTTCATATTCCTGGTAAGCGCTCATCGTTTTGCCTTTCTGCTTTTGCGTGCCGAAGTGTAGGCAGCCGCCGCCGCTTGCTTAACCGCAGCACGGATATTGGCAGGACGGGACGAACCAATCTTGCCGCTTTCCTTAAACTTGCGGACCATTTCACCAATGTTTTTGCTGATAGTCTTTTGACTAGAACCTTTACTCAGGGGCATTGACTTCCTCCACTTCAGGCGTTGAAACACCAAGCGCGACGCCAGTGGTCTGACGGATCATCCTGCCAAGCACACCCTCACGCTGCGCCGGGGGTGCCGACATGACCTGCCGCAGTTTAACTGGATCAGTCACAATATCGTTAACCGCTTCACGGATTCTATTGTTGTACTGCAAATACGAGTCTTTGGCTAGTGCCGCGCCAACACCGGCTCCACCGACTAAGTATCCAGGGCTAGGGGTTGGCAAGCCAAGCGTATCTGCACCCTTGAGCAATGCACCAAGAATGACGGTAGCCATGACGCCACCCTTCTTCATTTGGCTAACTTCCTCATTGATCAGGCGAGTCAACTGGGCAGCACTTGTCTCAGCGCCAGGGATTTGAGAAGCACGGCTCATAGCCTGGTTCACGGCGTTTTGCACCTGCACAATGTCACGGATCGACTGATCGACAAAGTTCAGTTCGTCAGGTCTGTACAATCCGGAAGCATTCATTGCAGGACGGATACGATCCCGATACACGCGCTCTAGACTGCCAGGATTCTCGGTGCCAAGGACGTCACGCACACCACGCTTGAAGAGTTCAGCACCCTCCGGGGTTTGTGACAGAGTACGTCCAGCAGCGGCAAGATCATTGGCACTGCCGGTCTTGATCAGAGCATTGAAGTTACGGGCTTGCTCGGCAGGATCACGTCCCAACTCAAAGCGTCCAGCACGTTGTTCAGTGCGGGTAGCCAGGCGTTTTTGAACGTCAGTCTCTTGCGTTGCCTTCTGAGCAAACTTAGCGAAGTCATCACGCACTGTCGGAAATTTAGCCAGCCATGCGCTGTTTGTTTGCAGGAAGTTATTGATCTGCTTTGGCGTAGCGCCAGCCAACTCGCGGCTTACAAAGTTTCGTGCCAGTCTTTCAACGACAGCCGTATCTCCGCCAGCCAGCGCAATAAAGTCGTCAACGTTTCGCGGACTAGAAAAGATTGCTTTGGGCAGCGCTTGTTCATCCGTCACAAAGCGGGACAGATCAGTTTCGGCACGACCAGTAAGTTTTTGACCAAGGCTAGTACGGAAAGCGTTGATAGGCTCCGAAGCCTTACGGTAGTCAAGCAGATACTTTTCAAAGTCTCCGCCCTTAGTTAATCCTGATTTCGGATCAAAGGCACCCCCGGTAAACTCTTTCATCACGTTTTCGACCAGGGTTTTCAGATTGCCTGCTTGTTGTTGCCCAATGGCGTCATAACCCTCGGCAGGTAAGCCTGCTGCACGATCACCTAGTTTGCGGCGCAAGTCCTCAAGTTTTTGGAAGGACACACCAACACGGCGAGTTTCACCAGTCATGGGGTCCAAGATCACACCTGTTAACTCACGGCGCACTAGATCAATTTGTGAGCCAGTCTCGCCAGTCGTTAACGGCAACTTGGTTTCAGGATCAATCTTCATTGCGGCAAGTTTTGCCTCTGCATCCTTAAACGCAGCGGTTTCATTGACGCGACGACCAGCACGCTCTTGGTTTCTTGCCAGGTTAAAAGCGGCAGACTTGTTAATGTCCACCTCTTGCTCTCTCGCTTTCTTCAAAGCACTCAACCTGGTGTCAACAATTTGACGGGCTTCTTGACCAATCTCTGCTGACGTGCGTGGTCTGCTTATGTCAGACAGCCTGCGCTCAGTTCCAGCAGCCAAACGTTCTGCCAAAGCGCCACCACCAGCACGGGTCTTTGCAGCCTCCGTACCAAGAATGCGAGACAGTTCAGTAACGTCAATCGCTTCTTCTTTTGGTGCGCCGCGCAATGCTTCCTGCATACGGCGCATGACACTGGACGAGCGCTCAGATACTTGAGGCAGGGTTTGAATCTGTTGTGGCTCAAACTCACGCACAACGCGCTCACCAGCACGCTGCGGACCACCGGGCAGAATCGGGCGTAATGAACGCAAAGCAGATCGACCAGCGCCAGCGGCACCTTCGACAGCCAATCCTGTACCAGTCTCAACGCCGAAACGTGTCAATGGGCTTGTGTCTTCCGGCAATAGATTGCTTGCGGCTTGAGCAGCAGCCGCGCCCGTACCAGTTAATGCTGTACGTTTAGCCAGTTCAACGCCAGTTTTCGGAATGAATAGTTCGGCAGCACGGGCAGCATAAGGCGCAAGACGCTGCGATCCACGCAGTCCCAACTGTGCCAGGCGTGCGCCGCCACCCAATACTGGAATAGCAGACATAGCCATAAGCGCAGACTCTAGTGGACTTACTGGCTGGACTCGCTTTTCAGGGGGAATTTGCGCAGCAAGACGTGCAGCCTCACGGTCCTGGTCACTGACTGGAATTTGATCAGCCAGGCTTTTAGCCTGCGGACTTGAAGCAATTGTGAAAGATTCGTTTTTCTTTGGCGCAGGCGCAGGCTCAGATTCGTACTCAATACGACTACGGCGTGGCTGCGGAGTGTCTTCGTATTGAATAGCCATTATTGACCTGCCCGATAAGTAGCGTTGCGACCGCCAATAGTAATCTTGGAACCATCACCAATCTTGCCAGCCGCAAAAGCAGCATCGGCTTCAGCCTCAGTAGCAAATGCCTGTCTTTGACCACCGCCAGCAGCAGGCGCATTGCTACCGCCTGGCGTCACCTGATCTTTGGGTAGATCAAGATATGAGCCAATGACAGCATCATCCACACCGCGAGTGCGTCCCTTGGCACGCTCACGCTCAACAGCCTGGGCAATGATCTGCAATTGACGGTTAAAGTAATCAGCAGCAACCTTTGGATCGGTAGCAGGACCAATCGTAAATTTACGGAAATCTCCAGCCTCACGGGGGGTCAATGTTGCGCCGAATAATTTATTACGGGTTTGAGCAACAAACGCCTGGTAATCTTTCCACCACTCAACCGTTTCGCGGGTAACTCTAGGTGCATTGACGCCAAGACCTTTCATAATGTCGCCAACTGGCAAGTCCTTCTCAACACCGGACACGATCAGATCAGCAATTGCATCACTTGGCGCAACACCAAAGAATTCAGGCTTGGCAGTTTGTGCAGCGCGATTAAGCGCAACATTGGTTTGACCCACGTTCTCAAACGACTTAACTAGGTCGGAAGGCAATTGCTGAACCTTGGCTGGCTTTGCAGCCTGCTTCATTTGCTCAAGAGCAATCTTGTCGCCTGCTTCAATTGCCTTGTTAAATAGATCGTAAGCCTTGGAATAGTTACCGGCACGCAACTGGGCAGCAATAATGCCCTGTCCCATTTTCGCCTCAATAATCTTTGCTTCAGCCAATGCTGCATTGCGATCCCTAGACAACAAGTTCATCATGCGATCAAACCGATCCTTGAGCATCTTATTGTTGTCGATCCGGGACTTTTCAGCCTCATCAAACTTCATACGGGCAGCAGTAAAGGAATCGCGCAAACCGCGATCCTCTGCTTCCTGCATAGAGCGAATGGCTTGCAATTGACCCATTGCGCTAGACTTGGCTACGCCACCCAATGCAAGTGCTGTAACGATCCGAATGGCAGTATTGGCAGCGTAGTCCGATGCCTTGTACTCAGGAACCTCAAACTCTTTGTATGGCTTTATGCCTGCTTCGAGGGCTTGCGTTTCCTCACGGCTTTTGTCGGCAAGGGTGCGCTCTGCTTGGGCTGTCTTTTTGGCGACGTCTTGATCGCGCTCAAACTTTCCAAACTCTGCTTCGGCTTCCGCTTGCGCACGACCTTTGAAGAGGGCTGGCAATTGCTGTCTTGCAACGTTTGCTCGTCCGGTAACGCTTTTTTCTTTGCCCAAACCAGTGAGCGCAGTCGGCACAGTGCCAAGCGTATCCGGTAGAGTACTGGTTCCATTTTGCTCCATAGCACCTCCTTAACGTTGCGGCACATTTGACGTGCGAGTTGCAGCCTGTAGTTCACGACCCACAATGTCTGCAAACAGTTTTGATAGTTGTTGATCACGCGCCAGTTCAGCCTCAAGTGCGCGTGCCTCATATTGATCTGCAATGTTGGCAAGACGCAATGCTTCGGTGAAACTCTCGCGGCGTGCCAGGCTTTGCGCTCTTTGACGCTGACCAGCCTGGACACCAGCAGCAGCGCTACCTGTAGAAATGTTGCGCTGGCTCAAACCTTGACGGGCACGGGCTAACTCATTCTCAAGTTCCTGCGATTGCTGCGGAGTCAATCCGGTGCCAGTCGCACGACCCATAGCCTCAGTTTCAGCAGCGCGGAATGGTTGAGCGCGACGACGTGCTTCATCAGCCATTTGGCGATATTGTCTGTTTGCACGGGCAGCCATTAGACCTTGCGCCAATACAGCACCAGTACCGCTGGCAAGGCGAGTAAGGTTAGGATATTTATCCAAGGTGCCACGAATGTCTCGCAGACGACGCTCTGCGCTTTGAGCAAATGTTTCTTCGACCGGAGGCGCTTCACGGGTACTCAGGGGAAATTCCTGGCTTGCCATGCGCTCAGACGTTTCTATGTCTTGCAATGAGTCCGGCGGCAAGTAACTGCGGGTATATCCCGATCCAGTATCAAACTCAGGACCACGATTCTGAACAATGTTAACTTGAGGCTGATCAATGTTTGCGCCAAGGCTTTCATTGAGTGGAAATTCTTGAGAGGTTTGACCGCCGCCGCCTTTAGCATAGTAGTCATCAAACCACTGATCCAGGTCATCCTGAAACTCAGGTAAGCCGGTCATTGGATTGATTGTTCCTCTGCCGCCCATGCGCTTGAGCATGACTGCTTCTTCCGGCGTAATGTGCGCAAGAATCCGATCTTTACCGCGACCCATCTTGCGGATCATTTCAGCCATTTCTTGCACGGTATTCATACCGCCGCCAGTCATCATTTCAATGGTTTTCATAGTCCCAATGCCTTTCTCAGTCTCAATGAACGCACGTTCCACACGTCTTGCTGTACGTTAGGATCACCGCCAAAAGTCGGGTCCTTATCTCCAACAATCGCAGCCACACCCTGCCCAACTTGGCGGCTACTTAACGACTTGCGGACGTCAGGGCGTTTTGCTGCACCTGCCATTTCAATATCAACGGTAGCAGGGAATCTTCCGCCGGTTTGTGTATCAGATTCCATTCCCTCAACTTGCGTATCCTCAAGATAGTCCTCACCAAAACTTTCACGAATCAAATTAAGGATTTCCTCATCAGTAAACAGTTCATCAATATCCACTGGCTGAGTAGTAACAGGACGACGACCATCAGTTCGTGTTCCACCAGGTCTTGCTGGCTCAGTTCTAGAGGCTGGCTCTTTGTCAGATACCGGCTCAACAGCAGGCTCTTCGCCTGGACGAACGGCAGTATCAGGGCGCGTAACTGGACGAGTAACTGGACTTGTTCCAGGCGCAGGTTCCTCCGCCGGTCTTTCGCCTGGGCGAGTTCCAGGTCTAGTCGCTGGACGTGGACTTGGCTGAGTGCCAGGAGACACGTCAATATCAATCTGAGGCGCACGACCAGGAGCAACTTCAACTTCCGGAAGCGGAGTAAATTCAGGTGCGCGTGGCACAGTGATTTCAGGCTCAACTTCAGGTGCCGTAGTAGGCGGCAGAGTCCCAGGCTCAAACTCAGGCGTTGCGTCAATCGTTGGCTCAGTCAACGGGAATTGCTGAGAAATACGATTGAGTTCCGTATCAACTCGGCTTAATTCTCTGTCAACGTTATATCCTTGACGATCCAAGCGCACTAATTCTTCACGCGCTGACGACAGTTCAGCCTGGCGTGCAGCATTTTCCAAACGTGTAATTTGCTGCGTATTGGTTTTGGGCAGGCTTTTTTGAATGTCAGCGGCATAACGGTTCAAACGTGCGGTTTCAGCAGCGGATTGATCAGGCGGAGTAGCAGGCGTTACCACTGTGTCGCCAGTCAAAGAGATCGTAATGCTCACGCCAGCCGATGCAAGCAAACGCTGAACGTAAGGGTTTGTTGCCATGACTTGCGCAAAACGTGGATCATTTGCGGCAAAACGTGCAATTCGCGCTACCACTTGTGGAGCAGACTGCATTGCTGCACGGGCAGCAGCACTAGCGACTGGCAGCGCAACAGCAGGTAGCGCAGCAGTTTGTATTGCATTTTCTTCTGCCGCAATATCAAACTCTTCACGCGCTAACGCTTCTGCAAGTGCATCAATTTGTTGATCGACGCTCAATGGCACATTGCCGTTAGCAATTTGCGCCAACTGCACTTGCTCTTGATACACAGGGTTTGAATCAAGTTCGGCAGCAAGAATCTCTTGCGCTTTCTGCGTTTCTTTTGCGCCAGGTGTTGATTTGAATGCGTCACGCAACATTTCACCAATTTCTCGGTTTGCAATGCCGGAAACTGCATTGGTCAATTCACCCTCAAAATCACCGCCAACAACTCCACGCGCAACACCTGATCCAATGTCGGCTGCAATTTGATTGAATTTGTTAATGCCAGCATCTTGCGCAATCAATGCTCGGTTTTGATCGCTAAATGGTGTGGTGCCATACTCATACGAAGCAGCCAATTCACGACCAACTGAAGCGCCAGCACCACCAGCAGCACCTAAAAGCGCTGCTTTACCAACATCACCACCAACAATTGCAGCACCGGCTGCGGAGCCAGCAGCGGAACCGGCTGCACTCGCCAAAGCGTTTTGCAATGAAGAGCCAGCCGTTGCTTCCGCCACCGCACCGCCCACCCTGCCAGCCACTTGTGGTGCAATGTAAGCGCCAAGCGCAGCCTTACCAATGTCCTCAATGTCACCGCCCTGAGACGCTGAGATAAGACCAGCCGTGATCGGTTGAACAGCAATTGCAGGCACGCCAATCGCAGGCAATATCTGCGGCGCAACAACTGCAATTACAAGAATTTCAGGATTTTCTACAACGGCTCTAGCAGTATTTTCGACGACCTCAACAACAGTCTTTACTGCGCTACCAACTGCTTCAACTGCGCCGGATACAACTTTTCCAACGGCTTTAACGGCTGCGCTCATCTTTTATGCCTCCCGCCTTGGTCCACACTGGACAGTTACATAAAAGCCCCCGTCTTCCGTCTTTTCTACCTGATAACCCATGTCAGGGTTAGGAGGATTTTGAGATATGTAGCGGAAAATACTCAGCAAAGTCGGATCATCAAACTGAGTCGCCATTGTGTCGAAGCCCATTTTGTAGCAGGCTTTGATAAACTCCGTGCCGTTTTGCAAGAAGTTGTTTGCAGTATCAGCATTCAATGCGCGAAAAAAGCCCACGCGGGGCTCTGCTTTGTGAATGATGAAGAGTGTGTTACCTTGTCTTAGGAACAGCGTGTCAGGCATTTGTAATTCAGCGTTGATCATCTGAATCAATTGCCCGACCTGAACCCCTGCGTCGGTATTCATTCCGGCGATGCCGATTATGTCTTCGACGCTTAATTCCTTCTCTCGGCTGTCAACCATTTTTGCCATGTCACTACCTCACAGGTTCAAAGATCGCAGCCGAATACACATTGCCCATACCAGCCGCAACACTTAGTATCAGTCCATCAGGCGCCTCACAATCCTGAGACAAAAACACATGATCAGTTTCAGTTCTGTTCGCTATACCTGGTACAACACCACATGCTACATTGTCAAGCAAAAGTAGTGTTTCTAGCAACCCCGAAGCACCCATTGTGTGACCAATTTTTTGTTTGTACGAAGTGGCAACAAAGTTATTGAGTGATCTAAATAGTGCAGCCCTCTCTGAAGCATTATTAGACGCGGTTCCAGTACCGTGAGACTTAACAATTGAAATGTCTTTGCGGTTAATCTGCCCATGCGCTAACGCACCCTCAATTGCATTGCAGTAACCTTCTCCATCATCCCTCTGACCTATGGCGTTGGAAGTCACTTCAGCGGCATGGTATGCTGACAACAATCTAGCCTTCGGGGTAAGCCCGTAATGCAGGACCTCCTTTTCGGTTTGCAAGACTGCAAAGACCGCGCCCTGCCCAACGTAAAAACCACCGTTTTTCTGATCAAAAGCGCTAGGCAAAACACCCTCTTCCTCTTCCCGCTTCATGGTCAAAGAGGCTCCGGCATCCCCAAAAAACTCTAAAACTGAGTTGCTTACAGCGTCCTCGACGCCCAGGATAATGAACCTGGTAAACCCGTAGGCTTCAAGCATTTGGCAGTCCATAAGGACCTTGAGGCTAGAAACGCAGGCAGTGGCGTCTGTGGCTATGTAGTCCGGCTGGCAAATTTGCTGCGCCATGCGACCGGCATACACCTGAGTCAAAGAAAATGGCAGGAATTTGTAAACGTAGTGCAGCCTGGTTTGCTCTTGACCACTGCGAGGATTGATTCCGGCAAAGTGTTGATTGCCACCAGCCAGGATAAATGCCGTTTTTCCAATACTAGGGTTTTCCCGTAGCCATGAAATTTTTTCTGCGGGGAGGACCATATCCGCAAGTAAATGCGGCACATAGACGAACCCAGTCTTAGTTTTGGCGTAGGTTTCAGGCAGCCAATGAACCCTTTGTGGGTAGCGTATTTCGTCTAAAACGGTCGTTTTTTTGTTGTAAACCGTGTTTCCGAAGGTCAAAAACAGGCTCATTTGAGGCTCTTAATGACTTCATCGACCACAATATCGGTCTTTTGGGCATGCTCATACAGCATTGCCTGGAATTCGCCTACAGTCTGTGGCTGGAAGTTTTTGCCCACCTCTTCAGGAATGTCAAAAATCTCGCACAAATACATGCCCATGATCAGCCCGTCGAGGCTGTCAATGTTCAATTCTTGGAAGTTTTGATCCAGGCTTTCTGCCGGAACGGGAGGGTTTGAAGGGGTCTTGGCGACCTTGGCTACAGCGTTGAAAAGTCTTAGAAACTCTGTATCATCTATCATGTTACCCCCAACACTCTTGCTATCTGTTCATGTATTAACAAGTGACTGTTTACCCAATCGTAAAAGTCATCTTCCTGGTTGAAGTCCAAGTCTAACAGATTAAATGGATCATTCAAGTTAAGAATTGTAGCAAAGCGTTGGTGTTCAAGTTGGTGTATTTGCAGCCAATCATCTAAGTCCTGGGGGTCGGCATCAATGATCGGATAACGCGGAACGAAGAATCCAGCGTCAATTAAACGCTCAGAAAAGACCTGGTGCTGGATACCGTTTTCAAACAAAAAGTCCCGCAGGCTGTCCGGCTCACCAAAAATCGGCGTAGCCAAGGCATCCATGTTCAGGCTCATCTGTCAGCCTTTTGGTCAAGACGATCAAAAATCTTGCCAAGCATGCTTTTGACTTCAGTAATGTCTGCCCGGTAGTCATCACGGTTGACGTAAATCATGGGCATTTCCGAAATCCGGTCCTCAATCCGAACAATTGAGCGCGACAGGCTATTCAGAATCCACCCAAAAGCAGCACCAGCGGCAGCAAAAAG